GTTGGTTCACCTTTATATCTATTAATAACAGAGTCAACCCATATTGCATCATACATATTTTGACGCATAACTTCAGTACCAAAATATTGTAATACCCAACGTGGAGTTACTTCTTTACCCATTTGTTTGCTCCAAAATGCATCTGGTTTTTCTCGCCACTCTCTGCTTTCTTTAGTATTACCTTCAAGCATTTTTCTGTCCCAATTAAACATAGAGCTTACAGCATCTTTTAAACTTTTAGCAAACGAATCTTTTATAAAACCGTGTTTTTCAACTAGTCTTTCTGCAACTGTATCTTTTCCAGAACCTATTAGTCCTACTATTCCTATAAGCATTTATTGATTATACTATTTTTTAAGACGTTTTTCAATCACTAATTTGGCTTCTTTTACCGCACCTAGGATCTTTTTTCGTATGTCTAATTTTTTGTTTTTTAATGCATTAATAGACATATTTTCCAAGTCGGTAACTATTTGTTCTAACTCATCTAGATTACAATCTTCGTATTTTTTATATCTTGACTCTTCCATATGTTTGTATTTAAAGTGTTTTTATTATGAATTATATTTGCCGTGAACGGCCAAAGTTATTCTTGTAGCATTATTTAAGGGTGCTAAACCTTGATGAAACATTTGTGAATTATATGATATTAATTTTCCTGCTTCCGGAATACATCTTTCAATTTCCTCTTTATTATCATTGTAAAATACTGTTTCACCACCCCATTCTTTTTCCCAACTTTTGTTTACATATAAAATAAAAGTTTTAGATTGTTGTTTTTCCTTTGGAAAATCAGAGTGAATTCCGCTGTCTAATCCATGTGTTTGTTTGTTAATAATAAAACGCCACGGTACAAAGTTTTCACCTGCTTGTTGTTTAATTTTTTCTAGTATTTCTAAAAAAACAGGATCTGGATTATTCTTCCATTTACAAATAAACTTGTTATCTACAAAATCTAGTTTATGAAATATATCGTAAATCCAAAAAGGTTTTTGATCTGCATTATAAGTTCGCCAAACCCAAACAGGATTGCTATCAAAAGCATTCCATATTTTATCTAATGTTTGTTGTGAAACAAAATTGTTTATTTGTTCAATCACTATCCAATTACAAAACTGTGTGGTGTACCACCTTCTGCAAAGTTGCCAATTTCGTTATCTAATCTTTCCATTTCAGCAAGTCCTTGCTGTTTAAGTTCTGCACCATTTAATGTAGTACCACCTTGTGGTCCTGCAATAGTATTAAACTTACCTCTTGCTTCGCCTAGCATAGTTTTTGATACTGCTAAAGCGTAATCTCTTATCCAAGGTTTAGAATAGATATCTTTAAACAATGTAATATCAGGTCTAAAATTATCTGTATGCATTAGGATAGTTTCTTTGTCTGCTCTTGGACGTTGAGTGATTGTTAGTTTTTTTGTTGCTACATCGAAATGGAATTGTATGAATGAACCAAACAGTTTACCTACTAATTCTTGATAAGAAGCAAAAGCATAATAAGTGGCTAAACCACCTGTAGCACCTGCTCTTAACAAATATGTGTTAGTGTAGGCTAAATTGAATGGTTCAAACAATGTACCACCTTCGCCGCCTTCAGTCCTGGAACCCACGGTTCTTCTATGTAATCTTCTTACGTTTATAACTTCATCTGGTAAAATATATGTGTTTTGATTTTCTTGTAATTCTAAAAAAGCATAAGATTCTTCAACAGCATTTGATGAACGTTGTCTATATCTATCTATTGCTCTAGTTAGGGCCGTTTGATAGTGTTTTGGGTCTAATTCTACGTCAATCATACCCTCACCGAGATTATTCTTTACGTAATCAAATATTTCCTGTTGACCTGTTTGAAGTTCTGACATACACATATTTATAGGTTTGATGTATGCAATAAATATGTATGATATGCCAAGATTATCCATTTTTAAGCCAGAAAAAGGCAATGACTATAAATTCTTTGATCGGAACATTCGTGAGATGTTTACAGTGGGAGGTACTGATTTACACTTCCACAAATACATAGGACCTTATGATCAAAGTTCCACAAACAAAGATGGCCCAGCATCTCCTACACAACCACAGTATTCTGGAGATAGTTTAAATGAAAGAACCATACAAGATTTACTATTTTTAGAAAACAGAGATAGAAAATACGATGCTGACATATACACAATACGTGGAATTTATAATGTTCAAGATATAGACTTCAATTTAAGTCAGTTTGGTATGTTTTTACAAAACGATACTTTGTTTTTAACTGTACATATGAATGATGTAGTTGAAAGATTAGGTAGAAAACCCATGAGTGGTGATGTAATTGAATTCCCACACATGAAAGAAGACTATAGTTTAGATGAATCAATACCAATTGCACTAAAAAGATATTATGTTATTGAAGATGTAAACAGAGCGGCAGAAGGATTTTCACAAACATGGTGGCCACATTTGTTAAGATTAAAACTTAAATCAATGGTTGACTCACAAGAATTCAGAGATATAATTGGTGATGCTACAACAGAAGGATCATTAGCAAATTATATGTCAACTTATAATAGAGAAAAAGATATAAGTGATCAAGTTTTAGCACAAGCAGAAGAAGATGCACCTAAATCAGGATTTAATTACAAACAATACTATGTTGCACCGATTGATGAAAGAGGAAATATTAGAACAGACAATGTAAATTCAACAGAAAGAATTGCTACAGATAAACCAATTAATGCTACAATAGATACGCCGGCTTCAAGTCATTATGGTTTCTATTTAGACGGTGACGGTGTTGCACCTAATGGAAATCCTGCAGGTTTTGGAATATCTTTTCCAAATGCAAATGTTGATAAAGGAGATTATTTCTTGAGAACAGATTACTTACCGAATAGATTATTTAGATATGACGGAACCAGATGGGTTAAGATAGAAGATTCAGTGAGGATAAACATGAGTAACAATGACACAAGATCAACGCAAAAAACTGGATTTGTTAATAGATCAGGAACAATAACAACTAATGGTTTAACAGTGGATCAAAGACAGTCATTAGAAAACGCATTAAAACCAAAGGCTGACAATTAATGTTACATTTTTATTCAGGACAAGTACGTAGGTTCTTAACTCAGTTTATGAGAATACTAAACAATTTTAGTGTTGAAACTGGTAGAGGAAAAGATGATCAAATTGCACTACGTCCTGTACCTGTTGTTTATGGAGATCCAACTAGGCAGGTTGCAAACATAATCAGAAACAATAGTGAAAATGCTTTAAATTATGCACCAAAAATTGCTTGTTATATTAGAGAATTAAACTACGATAGGGAAAGAATGCAAAATCCTTATCACGTTGAAAAACAACATCTTAGAGAAAGAGATGTTTTAGACGACGGTACATATAGTAATAAACTAGGTGCTGGATATACTGTAGAAAAAGTAATGCCATCACCTTTTAGATTAGAAGTAACAGCAGACATTTATAGTTCAAACACAGATCAAAAATTACAAATTTTAGAGCAAATACTTTATTTGTTCAATCCAGATTTTGAAATACAAAAATCCGACAACTATATTGATTGGACAAGTTTAAGTTATGTTGAATTGACAAATATAACATTTAGTTCGAGAACTATACCTGTAGGAGCAGATACAGAAATTGATGTTGCTACAATGACTTTTACAATGCCAATATGGTTATCACCTCCTGTTAAGGTTAAAAAACTTGGTGTTGTACAAAAAATTATTATGAGCATATATGACGATGACGGCGGAATTAATAAAGGGTTGATTAGTGGACCACTTATATCTCAAAGTTTTATTACACCAAATAATTTTGGATTATTAGTAACAGGAAACCACTTAAGGTTATTAGGAACAACAGGAGTAAATGTTAAATCAGGCGGCGCTGGGTATTATACAGGTGCAAACGACCCAGGACTTGCAGACCCATTTGAAACATTTGGTCCACCAGTTAACTGGAAAGTACTTTTAGATCAGTATGGCAAAGTTAGAAACGGTACTAGCCAAATTAGATTAATGCAACCAACAGGTAATGAAATTGTAGGAACTATTTCAACAACTAGTTTAGACGACACAATTTTATTATACTCAGCAGACGATGATACTATTCCTGCAAACACTCTTACAGCGGTGAAAAAAATAATTAATCCTCTTACATATGCACCTGAAAATATAGGAGACGGAGATAGATATTTAATTATTGACGAACTTGGTGATTCTACAGCAACAGTACAAAGTTCAACTTGGGGAAGTTTAGTTGCAGATGTTGGAGATATTATCCAATATAGCATGTCAGAATCAAAATGGATTAAAGTATTTGATGCAAGTAATCCAGATTCTACGTTACATTACGTTACCAATTCTAACACAGGAATACAATATAGGTTTAATGGTACAGAATGGGTAAAAAGTTATGAAGGAATATATACCGCTGGTAATTGGACAATCGTATTAGATGGTGGTTATATTGCAAATGACGATGCTTCAGGTCAAGACGCAACAACTCCGTAATTTATTTCACTAAATTATAGTAATGAAAGAAAATATTATTTGTTCTGGTGCTTTGTTTTATTCTACAAGTACTAAACGTTTTTTGTTTTTACAAAGGACAGATGTTAAAACACAAGGAACATGGGGATTAGTAGGCGGCCAAGCACGATTTACAGAGTCTGCATTTGAGGGATTAAAAAGAGAAATAGATGAAGAAGTTGGCAGTACTCCAACTTTTAAAAAAGTAATTCCTTTAGAACTTTTTACATCTAATGATCAAAAGTTTTTCTTTCACACGTATCTTATAGCAATTGATGGAGAATTCATTCCAAAATTAAATGAAGAGCATTCAGGATATTGTTGGTGTGCTTTTGAATGTTGGCCTAAAAACCTACATGGTGGTTTAAGAAATACTTTGAATAATAAAAGTATAAAAGGTAAATTACAAACTATATTAGATTTAATTGTTTAACCAGCACTTATTTTAACAGTACCGTTATCGTTCCAAAGTTGACCTTGATTATTAGGATCACTTGTAGGCAAATCAGATGCCATTACTTTGCCAGAATCATTTATCATTAATGTTCCGTTTGCATCTGGTAGATCAATGTGTCTTTTTGTGCTTGACTTACCTGATAAGAAAGTCTTCTTGCCGCCTGTGTTCTGTAAGCATAATGGCACATTGTGGTGAGCGTAGATAGCATTGTTCGCTATTACTAGTAGTGGTTTATGCTGTCCGTCCTTTCGACCAATAATCTCGATACGACTCTGATCCGCACCCTTTTTGCGGTCCTTCATGCTACCTTTGATTGAACCTATTCTGATTTCTTCTCCGGCATCATTTTGGCCTTTGAATTCCAAATAGGTGTCTGCATTAATGGTGATGTTTTTTCCTACTTTAAACATATGTACGTATTTATTGGGAAATCTAAAAAAAAAGGCGACCCGAAAGCCGCCTTTTGATCTACTAAAAAGTATGAATATTTATTAGTTGTTAGTTCTCACTGCACAGTTTACCAATTTGATACCTGCGTCTGTTGAGTTTTCTAATGCTCTACCAATAACGTTAAATGGTGAAATTGATTCGCCTGTCGCTACTGCTCTAGCACACCCTTTTATTGATGAACTAACTAGTCTTTGACCTTTAACTACTGCACCTGTTACTCTAACTGGAGTTCGTCCTGTCATTGCAACAAATGGATGTGAGTCGTTGTTACCTGCACCTGCGTTCATAGCATATGCTGGTTGAGTAGAAACTACACCAAAAACATTTTCAGACATTTCTGAAGTTGTTTCTGTAATTTCTGCATCTCCACCTACTTCAACTACTGCACCTTCTGCCATAGGAGCGTCTGCTTCGAAACGCTCAGCAACGTCCGCGTATTGAGCAGAAGTTGATAATGCATGTACTACATTACATCTTACGTCAACAAGATTTGTTTCAGTTGATGTAATTTCAGATAAGTTATCTGCACCTGTTGATGCTCTTAATGCTGTAAAGGCACCACCTGCATTTCCGTGAATTGTTGTACCGTCATCTGCAAATCCTTCATCCCATACCCAGAAAAGATCTTCTTCAGTCGCACTTGAAGTTTGACCTCTGTTTACTTTTAATCCTGAATAAGAAGGCATACCTGAATTGGCAGAAATGTTTCTGTTAACAGCAATAATATTATCTTCAACTTCAATTGAAGTTGTGTTAATAACTGTGTTTGTTCCGTCTACAGTAAAGTCACCTTTTACTCTCATGTTATTTGTAATAACAGTTTCGCCAGTTGCTGTGATAGTGCATAGTCCTGAAGAAGCAATAGTTAAGTCTGTACCATCACCTTCAATTTTTTCACCATCATCACCAAATGTTAAGCCTTTGTTGGCTGGTATGTTTACGTCTGAACCAGCGTTCAAGTTGATGTCTCCAGTTCCATTAGGAGTAATTGCTATTCCAATGTTTGTTTCTCCGCTTGATCCTAGAATTGGCATGTTTCCTGATGCGCCATTTGTTACTTCTAATTCATTAACTGCCGAACCAGTTGTTTGAAATATAATTAACTCATTTCCGTTAGCATCAGCAATATATCCTGCATCTGCTATTTTTGGTGCTGTTAATGTTTTGTTAGTGTATGTTAATGTCGCTGACGCTTGGTCATCAACATATTTTTTGTTGGCCGCGTCACCGTCTGATGATGGTGCGCCTGTCGCCATTCCTACAATGGTGTTAGCCGATGCTGATATTGTAATATCACCTACTTCTAATCCATTATTAACTCTAAAGTTACGTGTTGTCATGGTTCATTATCCCTCATGATTGTTGTTGTTTATATTAATATACTGTATTTATTAACTAGCGTGTAGTTTAATCATATAGGCACTTACAGTAGTTGAACCACCAGATGTGGATGCTAATTTAATTGCGCCTTGTAATTCTGTATCGTCTTTAAATTCTGTAGTTACTTCTATCTGATTAGTGCCTTTTGTGCTTATGAATCCTGTATTTGCATGAGTAATATTGTTACTGCCTATTGCTACAACTATTTCATTAATAGCATATTCACCTTCAGTAGCATTTTTACTAACAAAATAATAAACAGCACCGTTTGTTGTTTTTTCTTCTAGTGTATCAAATTCAGTAGCAGTTGAAGATATAGTTACTGGTGCTATTGCTTCTGCATTGTTATAACTTCCGGAATTTGCAGTCATTGTATCTTTTAACATAATTGCATGAACAGTTACTCTTAAATTTGGTTCTAAACCAGCACCTGAAATTACAACATTACTTCCATCTATAGCCGCTGTTAAAAGTAATAAATCATTATTTCCACTATTAACTGCATTACCTTGTGAAATAAATGCTTCTGTTCCGTCATGTACTACTAGTGCCTCAAAATTTGATACTTCTGTTTTTGCACTATTATTAACAGATACAAATAATTTTGCACCTCTATATGTTCCATGAGCAAAACTTACAATCGATTCACTTGCTGAATCAACATCTGTATTTTGACTTATAATAACATTTCCTGATGTTCCTGTTGATGTATTATCTCCAAGTCCAAATTTATAAAATGAAACATTTCCTC